ACCGTGATACGCAACACCGTTTCATTCGCGGCAACCACGACAATCCGGGTATGTGTCCGGAAATGGTCGGTTGGATTCCTGATATGACCGTTGAAGGAGACGTGATGTTCATTGGTGGCGCCTGGTCGATTGACTGGGCTCGCGCGTTGATGGCGTCAACTGGTGGTCTCAGACGGAGGAACTCAGTCCACGCGAATTGTATCGTGCAATCGAAATCTATGAGGAAGCCAAACCCCGCGTCATGATTACGCACGATTGTCCGACACTCGCAGCAACCCGCCTGTTCTTCGATACGAGACTGGCACCTTCGGGTCGCCAGATTCAAACGAGAACGGCAGCTGCGTTTCAGACGATGTTCGAAATTCACCAACCGGAAGCGTGGTATTTTGGTCACTGGCACTTCACCGTGTCAACTGAAATCGAAGGCACCAAATTTCAGTGCATCGGAGAGCTTGACTTTGTTGACGTGGACCTGTAAAGTCTGATTCGTAACAAGAAAGGTATATCATGGAACCGACACTCTACATTCTGATGCGAACCGATATCGCAGACATGAACCCGGGCAAGGCAATCGCTCAGGGCAGTCACGCGACTTCGGACTTCGAAAAATGGATTCGTGGTATCCGGGCGCAACCGGATCAATATGGAGAGCTCATCGCGGAGTATGATCGTTGGCGCGAAGATCGGTCGTTTGGCCGAGTGATCGTCCTGGAGGCGACGCTCGACCAGATGGTCACCGTTGTTCAAGAGAATTGCTTCGCCGGCATGACGGTCGATCCGACTTATCCGTATCGCAACTGGTATGGCGACCTGTTCGTTGCGGAAGAAGTGACTTGCGCGTGGTGCTTCATCTGCGACCAGACTTTGCCGAGCGACTCGCTTCGTGAACTGAAACTGCATAGGTGATATCATGAAAGTAGCACACCTCTACGTCAAAAATCTGCACGACACCGGCAAGCACTTTGAAGAAGTGCGCAATGTGGACAGCGTTCACCACATGCGCAATCATATCGTGGTTGTAACTGTGAAAGGCGAAGAATACGCTTTTGCCGCTGACCGCGTTATCGAATACACCGTAACCATTGAGGAAGAATGAAATGAAACTCACCACTATCGCAACCGCACTTGCCCTAACTGTCGCTGCCTGTGTTCCCGCACACGCTGGACTGTTTGACAGTCTCGCCACTGGATCGTGGCCGACGGTCGAATCCGAAGCATATAAGGTCGAAGCGTATGGTCTCGACTTTCGTGTTTACGAATGACAATCGCAGACCAATCCGAATATGACCTGTATGGTCGCCATCGGTAACGCTGACCAGGCGCCTTACATGGGTCTCCAGTGATTTCCGACACAAGGCACTCAGGAATGAACGCCTGGCTCGAGGATAAGGTAGATAATGGTCCATACTGGTTCAGGTGGACCTTCTGCTTTCTTTTCGCTTTTGTTGTTATGAGCGGCATCTTTAGCGCTGTTACCTTTGGCGTCTTTCTACTCATATCGTTCATCATATGGGAAATAGTGCCGTTTTTGACAGACGGATACATGCTCTGGTTTTTGGTTCGTATGATCTTGGCTCTGTCTCTGATCGTGACGATTGCATTCATATTCTCTAAGGAAGGAAAAGAATTTGTCAACAACCCCTCAGGCGACTGATCCGAATTTCTACATGGCCGCCGACTACTGCGCGACGGGTGAAGGTCGAACCTTGATGTTCATGGTCACTCGCGCGTATGGAAGCGTGGACGAACCACCGAACTTGACGCGAGAGGACATAGCACGACGTCAGTTTGTTCGTCAATTCGGCAACTACATGGCGATGGGCGTCGAATTCTTCGACCGCGAGACGTTTTTGGAGAAATACGGCAACCTCATTCCTGATCTTGTCAAGAACCTGACGACCAACCAGGCAACGTCTACTGGACACAGGAAATTCACTTCAACTTCTCCTAAATATGACAAAACGCCATATGGAGAGGTTCCGTGAAAGCCGTTATCTATCTGACCCGTGTTGGTCTTGCTTTGTCTGTCTTGTTCAACGTTCTGCTAGGCGGACCTAGCAACCAGACGTTCTCCGCTCGAAACTGGGCATGGAAACGCGAAGGTAAGTGGCATATCGTTCCTGTAATAGACGGTATGTTCATACTGACGACATATGTGATACAAAAACTCTTGACACCGTTCGGCGTATGTGTTAGAGTCGAAAATGTCAAAAACCATTGTATGGAATCCTGGATTTGGTGGCACACACACGCCCAGGAGCATCCATGCGAAAACCTCATAGATAGAATGGAGATATATCATGGCAAAGAAAAAGGGCGGGAAGTCCAAAGGATCCATTTCTCAGGGTAAGCACAGCAACGTGTCCAGCGCAACCCGCCGCGCTGTTCGAGCTGCACGTTCGCCGGGCGAACGCCTTCTGAACCAGCACAAGACCTGGCTCGCAGGCAAGAATGTTCGCGTTACCATCGAAAATCCGAACAAGGAAGAAACGAACAAGCGTTTCATCAAAGTCTCGGGAGACGAATACTTTGGCAAGGGTCTGCCCGCCAAAGAGCGCAAGCCCTACATCGTCCGTGGTCTCTATGCAGGAGCGGATGAATGATCGTAATCTATGGCAGAGATAGTTGTATCTTCTGTGAGAAGGCCAAGAAGCTCTGCCAGGATTACAACCTTCGTTATGAGTATCTGGACGTAATGTCGCGTCCAGAGCTCATCGAAGAATTCAAGCAGAAATTTCCCGGCGTTCGAACCGTGCCACAAATCGTATGGGACGGTCGACATATCGGCGGCTACGCTGAGTTAGCCGCAGAAATCGAAAACACAATTGGTGGATATGGAGAAGGTCAATGCTGACGAAAGACCAAGTGAAAGACATGCTTCGCGCTGGCGAAGTGACAATCGAATTCGAAAAGGCAGACGGCACGATGCGTCCGATGCGGGCGACGTTGAAAGAGTCCTTGCTGCCTGAAGTCCCAGCAACAACCAACCGCACTCGCAAACCTAACGACGATGTTCTAGCCGTGTTTGACGTTCGAGTGAACGGCTGGCGTTCCTTCCGTTGGGATCGTCTGCGCAAGGTCGGAAGCGAGGTTCTTCCAAATGGCCTCTAAAGCGCTCGGTGGAACAGAACTGATGGCGAACCGGATCAACACGCTTGATCCGGATTTGCTTTCCAACTTTGAAATCATACACTCACGCGTCCGTGATCTAGAGGAAGGCAAGAAGCGAATTCTGGTGCTTCATGATCTACCACAAGACCCCGAGGCACAGCACCTTGCAGAAGGCGGTTGGGAAAAGTTTGACCTGTTGGTGTTCGTCTCACACTGGCAACAGCAGATGTTCAATCTCTACCTCGGCGTGCCTTACTCGGCAGGTGTGGTTCTACAGAACGCAATCGATCCGATTCCTGAGCATGAAAAACCGACCGACAAGATTCGGTTGATGTATTACTCGACTCCTCACCGTGGTCTGGACATTCTGTATGCAGCGTTTCGGCAACTGGCACGCGAACATGACAACATCGAGCTGAACGTCTTTTCGTCATTCGAGTTGTATGGTTGGCCCGAGAACGATAAACCGTTTCTGGAGTTGTTCGACAAGTTGCGTGAACATCCTCAGATCAACTATCACAAGTCGGTGTCGAACGAACGCATCCGCGAAGAAATCCAGAGGTCGCATATCTTTGCCTATCCTTCCGTATGGCAAGAGACTTCATGTCTGTGTCTGATCGAAGCTATGTCGGGCGGTCTATACAGCGTTCACTCCTCGCTTGCTGCGTTGCCTGAGACAAGCATGGGTATGACTGCGATGTATGGTTACATCGAAGATCGTCAGGTTCACGCTGAGCGATTCTATATCAATCTCAAGCAGGCTATCACATATTTCGAAAAAGGCAACCTTCGATCCAAGATCAAGATGAAGCTCCGTAACGACAAGATCAACGCGGACTATCGATACTCTTGGCAGTCTCGCGCTCAGCAATGGGAAGGTTTGCTGAAAAATCTTGCTGCTCACGGTTGACAACGCGCTACCTAAGTGTTAGGTATGATTCGAACGAAAGAGAGAGACACAACATGTTTCAGATCAACGAATCGATCATCCTCGAAGTCTACGACGGTGAAGGCGAATACCTTGTGTCGTGTGAGCTCGCTGAGTTTGCCTATGACAACGAGATTGCGAGTGACGGCGAAGAATATGCCGCAATCGTTGAAGCACTTGAATTCGCGGGTTACTACGAAGGTGGCGGCGGTGCTGCCGCTTCGTATGTCCTGATCGTCAGCGCGTGAGGTAAAAATGACACGAGCCGCAACCAAATCGAAGAAAATCGCAGAGCGGGCCGTTCCCAAACGGTCCGCTCGAACCATGGAAGAAAAGCATATCGGTCTCGAAACGACCAACTGGTCTGAAGTCGCTGACTTCGAAACCGCGTTTCGTGACACTCTCCGTCACTACGGTTACTTCTACGACACGAAAGACTATCAGAAGTGGGTGAAAGATTGGTTCAAAAAGAACCGGTCGAAGGACTCCAAGTATCTAACGCCTCTTGAACCATGGCGTTTCTCCTCGACACTGGCGGGTATGTGCAAGATGGCCGTCAACGGTGCACAATACACCGGTCGCCGTCTGGAATGGTTCAACGAGAAAATCTCTGAATTGGTCGCCTTCGGCAAGGCGAAGATCAAAGAGAAGAAAGAGGACAAGACCACCACGACTGTCGCCCGCAAGTCGCCGGCAGAGCTTGTCAAAGAAAAGACCTCAGACTTCATCGCTGAGACAGAAGGCGTTCTGGACGACTGGGAGAACGCACCAGAAGATTACTCGGTGTTCGCAGAGCTTCAGAAGATCGACGCCGCCTATGTGACGGCGAAGGCGGTTGCTGACTACTACACACCGATTCGCGACGAAATCGCTCTGCTGGTCTCCAAGAAAGACAAGGAACTACTCGAAGCATACGAGTCGATGCCGGTTCGTAATCGCAAGAAGTATTTGACCTTCCTTGAAACCATCGTCGCGGACGCCGAGAAATACATGGCGACCAAGAAAGCGGTTCGCAAGACGCGCAAGAAAAAGGCACCGTCCGTCGGCGCTCAGGTCGCGAAGGTTCAATACCTGAAAGACAGCGCGGAATACAAGATCGCGTCGGTCGACCCGACGACCATCGTTGGCGCCACCGAGGTCTGGTTGTTCAACGTCAAGTATCGAACCATGAGTCGTCTGGTCACTTCGTCCAAGACTGGGTTCACCGTCAAGGGCACGACGATCCAAGACGTTGATCTTGAAGCCTCGGGTAAGAAAAAACTCCGCAAGCCGGACGAATTCTTCGCTGAGACAGCCAAGACCACCAAGGCGAAGATCAAAAAGACCTATGACGCCATCCGCACAAAAGAAGCGGCAACCACCGGTCGCATCAACTCTGACACCATCATCTACAAGGTCTACTAACGTAGGCCTTGTTACAATTGTGTTGTTTTAGACTGGAAAGAGTGAACGCCTGTCCGCAGTCTGGGCAGGTGTGGTTCTTTTTATAGGGACCTCTCTTTTTCCCTATTCTTTTCGCTATCGTCTCGGGAGATTGCTTTCCCCAACCAGGAACCTTTTTCTTGTTTTCTTGTTTGGTCTTGTTGATCTTCGCGATAACTTCTGGATCGGCATTGACCGCGAAGGTGCCGTTTTTTCTCCGTGTCGCGACCATCTTTTTGGCATTGTTGACGCCAAGATTGCCTTTTATGATCTTGGTCTGTTTTACTTTTTCTTTGGATGCTGTGTAACCACCTTGCCCTTGTTCTCCACACAGGTTGGCAAACTCTTTTGATTCAACAACATTCCACAGGCGAGAAAAGAATAGACCTTTCTCGCGGATATCGTTTTCTTCCTTGGTTGCCAACAGAATATTGGTTGTTATATCATCACCGTGTTTTTCTAGGTGTCTGCGCCAGACGATTCCCGAACCACGATACTTGTGTGGGTCTTGAACCGTCTTGCCAAGATACTTCAAGCCGGTCTTGTTGTGTGTTTTCAGATAAAGATAAATAGTCTTGCTGGACATTTAGGCCTCCCTCAGGTTGTCTAGAGTTAGTGGGCGCGCCAACGCCGCGACTAACGATTCTATTTATGCCTTGCCATACCTTGATCGATACTATATAATAGTAAGAAATAGATAGAAGGAGAATCAGATTGATACTTGTGGATTTGAATCAGGTAATGATTGCGACCATGATGGTCCAATTAGGATCGCACACTAACGCGGAAGTTGACGAGAATATTTTAAGACACATGGTCTTGAACAGTCTCCGTTCGTACCGTAAGAAATTCAAAGACGAATATGGCGAGCTCATCATCTGTTCCGACGACAAGAATTACTGGCGCCGCTCTCGGTTTCCCTACTACAAGGCAGCACGAAAGAAGTCGCGCGAGAAGTCGGAACTCGACTGGTCGGCCATCTTCAACGCACTCGGTCATA